CCTTCCTTTATCTCCCCGCAAAAGTCGACAATTCACCAAGACAGCCCGTTTCAGTCCAGACCAGTCCAGAATTAACCCGATGGCAACCAAATCAAAAAAAGTGTTACGAGGGGCGGAGAAACCAAGGCTTCATAGCCCACTACTTAAGGGCGCAACACGCGGCGATGAAGTAATCGAGTTTTCTGAGCGCATTGGTCTGCCGCTTATGCCCTGGCAAAAGCTAATAGTTCGAGATTTCTTTTCAATCGACAAAAATTCTAAATTTATCCGCCGCACCGGCTTGCTATTGGTTGCGAGACAAAGCGGGAAGAGCGCACTAGGGCGAATCATGTGCCTGGCGCACCTTTTCCTGTTTAAGAGCCCTAGAGTGTTGATTGCATCATCTAATCGAGCTATGGCGCTAGTTTCGTTTAGAGAAATGACTTACTTGATTGAAAACAATGATTTTCTTGCATCTCAAGTAAAAGCAATTAGATATGCCAATGGCACTGAGTCGATTGAGCTATTGCCGGAATTTGGCGGTGGTCGACTTGATGTAGTAGCTGCTACGCGTGATGGCTCTCGCGGACGCACCTCAAGTTTTACATGGGGTGACGAGCTCCGTGAGTGGTCGGTTGAAGCATTTACCGCGATTACTCCAACTACACGTGCTACAGATGGGCAAAGCTTTTGGACTAGCAATGCCGGAGATGCTTTTTCTGAAGTTCTAAATTCTCTGAGACAAAGGGCGCATGAAAATCCGCCGAAGACATTTGGCTACTACGAGTACTCAGCTCCACAAATGTATAAGTTTGACGTTGGCTCACCTAAATTCTGGGAAGGTGTAGCCCATGCTAATCCCGCTTTAGGATTTACGGTGTCAAAAGAAGCTATCGAGGAATCGCTCTCAACATCAAGCCATGAAAGCATTATGACCGAGTTATTGTGCTGTTGGGTTTCTTCGCTTCAATCGCCATTCCCGCCAAATAGTATTGAGGATTGCTCAGATTCAGACTTAGTAATCACTGAAGGCGGCTATACGGTATTTGGCTTTGACGTTTCGCCATCTAGACGAAATGCAAGCTTATGCGCCGGAGTTTTGCTCCCCGATGGTCGAATAGGCGTGGGAATCCTACAATCATGGGAATCTGCCATAGCTATTGACGATTTAAGGGTTGCAGCCGACATAAAAGCATTTTGCGATATTTACAGACCTAGACAGATTATGTTTGATAAATATGCTACTCAGTCAATAGCCGACAGATTAGCTAATGCTGGTCAAGTAGTCGAAGATTGCAGTGGGCAAAATTTTTACCGTGCGTGTGGGGATTTGCTTGACAGTGTGGTAAATCAACGCATGGTACACAATGGGCAGAAATCGCTGTTAGACCAATTTGAAAACGTAGCGGCTAAAGTCTCAGACTCCGCGTGGAGAATTGTAAAGCGTAAATCTGCCGGCGATATTAGCGCCCCAATTAGTATTGCAATGATTGTGAGCAAATTGATGCAACCACAACAGATAGCGGCGATTTACTCAGAATGACCTACATGTAGTGTATAATTGCGGTCTATGGGTCTCTTTACACGTAAGCCGCAAATTCTCGAAGCGCAGGTCGCTCCTCAGGTCATGTCAGATTCTTACCTGACTTATGGCAACTACTTTCCAGTTTTAGTTACTCGTCAACAGGCTTTGCAAGTCCCCGCAATCAAAAGATGCAGAGATTTAATTTGTGGGACTATTGCATCAATTCCTTTAGAGTATTACAAAAAATCTACAGGCGAAATGATTCCCGCGCCGCGTTGGGTAACTCAACCATCTAAAGCTCAACCATTATTTGAAACTCTTTATTTTACGCTTGACGCGTTGCTTATGCATGGCGTCTCATATTGGCTTATAACGGAGACCTATCTTGAGGATGGTCGAATGGCTAACGCAGAGTGGGTTGCAAATAATCGCGTTACTTTCAATACTAACTCAACAAATAATTACGTAACAGAATATTATCTTGATGGCAAGCCTTTGCCAATGTCAGGCATTGGTTCACTTATTACATTCCAAAAAGATGAGGGAATTCTTGCAGTTGGCGGCGCAACAATTAAAGCGGCGTTAGATGCGCAACACGCAGCTAATGTCGCACTTGCTACGCCTACACCGGTTTCTTATCTAAAAAATAACGGCGCGGATTTACCACCGGCTGAAGTTCAAGGTTTAATCTCCGCTTGGAAACGCGCACGTCAAAATTCTAGCGTTGCGTATTTGACTAGCACTCTGAGTTTTGAATCTGTTGGATTCTCTCCTAAAGATATGGGCTACTCGGATGCAATTCAAAACCTTGCAACCGAATGTGCAAGACTCTGCTCGGTAGACCCTTATTATGTATCTGCATCACAGAATACGACAATGACATACGCCAACGTCCAAGACGAAAGAAAACAGATGGTCGCTTTTACACTGCAACCTTATATATCGGCGATAGAGAGCCGTCTTTCAATGAATGACGTCAGCACCGATGGACATTATGTAAAATTTTGCTTAGACGACACATTCTTGCGAACAGAGCCAATGGAGCGACTTCTTGTACTTGAAAAGATGCTTAGCCTTGGTCTTATTACAACTGAACAGGCTATGCAGATGGAAGATTTAACTCCTAACGGGAATGGTGAATAATGGAAACCCTATACATCGAAGCTGCATCTATTGAGTGCAACGAAGAACGCAGAGAAATCTCTGGCAAGATTGTGCCGCTTGGTACAGGCGAGATTGGACAAACCAATTTAGGTAACTACACTTTTGCGGCTAACTCAATCGAGATTGCAGACCCTACTAAAATTCGTTTACTTTCGCAACATAATTTACAAAAGCCAATCGGTAAAATGATTAGCGCAGAAACACGCGCAGATGGAATTTATGCTGTATTTCGTTTGAGCCGTAGCACCGCGGGCTCCGATGCACTTATCATGGCGCAAGAAGGATTAGTCACAGGGCTTAGCATCGGTGCGGAAATTCTTGCATCAAAGCCATCAAAGGACGGGTACACAGTCGTATCGCAAGCCCGCCTAAAAGAGGTTTCTTTAGTAACTGTTCCGGCATTTGCCAGCGCAGAAATATTAGAGATAGCGGCAGAGGAAGTCATCCCTGTCGAAGAAACCACACTCACAGAAAGCGAGACAGTAGCCGTGGAAAACACACCTACAGTTGAAGCAACACCAGAGGTAGAAGCTGCAGCTGTAGAAGCTGCTCGCCCTACAGTAACAGCGATGGCGTATACAACACCGCGCATTAACCTAAACATAACAGCCGGAGAATACGCAAAGGCTCAACTTAACGCATCACGCGGAGACGCAGATGCACGTGAACTTGTAGCAGCACTACAGGTTGCTACAGTTGCAGAAAACACAGGTATGGTTCCACCTACATACCTCAAAGACGTAATTGGTATTATCGATTCATCACGCCCATTTATTGATAGCATCGAGCGCGCTGCGCTTCCTGCATCAGGAATGAAAATTTTTACCCCTAAGCTTGGAACACAGGCAGCCGTCGCATTAACAGCTGAAGGCGCAGAATTTGGCTCAGTTGATACAACAGTTACGTTTCAGGAAGATACCGTGGTCAAGTTTGCGGGCGCTGGAAAACTAGATTTAGAGCTCGTTGACCGCAGCGACCCTAGCTTCTTAGACCTTTATTTGCGTGAGTTGGCTGCAAGCTACGCACAAAAGACAGACCAGTACGCAGCTCAGATTGCGGCAGATGGCTCAGCCGATTCATCTTCTTCAACAATCTACAAAGCAATCGCTAAGTCCATTGCAGATTCATACGGCGTAATGCGCCAGACACCTAACAACCTTTTGGTTGCCACTTCAGGTGGAAACGACAACGTTGACTTTGCAAGTCTTCTTGGAGAAGTTGATACAACAGGTCGTCCACTATATGCAGCTGCAGCACCTCAAAATGCGAATGGTCTTATTACTCAAGGTTCAACAAACGGTACAGTAGCCGGTCTTAACCTTGTAGTTGACCCTAACTACACAGGTGGAACAGCGGCAGTCAAGGTTGGTCTAGTTTATCCAACAATGGCAATGCGATTCCATGAATCCGGAACGCTACAGATTCGCGCTAACGTTGTCGCTAACGGTCAGCTTGAAATCGGTATCTACGGATATGTTGCAGTAGTTAACCGCTACCCAACTGCGTTTAGAGCAGTCCAGGTTGCATAATAAAGTAAAACCCTAAGTCGCTTAGTGGGGCTGCCGGAGCCCTTGCAGTCCCACTAAGTCTTTAGAAAGGAAAGCATGGCAATCACGTCGGTCGCAACTCTTAGAGCGGCTTTAGGTGTTGGCACTTTATACACTGACGCCGTTTTACAATCCGTGTGCGATAGCGCGGATAACGTGCTCCTACCTTTCTTATGGAAAAATGATTTACCTATTGTCGCGCACTCAAGCCAATCAACAGTAGGCACTTTGTATTTTGATTCAGATATTAGAGATACATTTTATGTTGGTCAGTCGGTTACTATCACTAACTCAGGCAGCCGATTTAACGGCACAAAAACAATAACTGCAGTAGGCGAGTATTCATTTACTATTGCAATTACCGCGGGCGCTAACAATCCGTATCACACAATTCAGCCATACGGCAATGCTGCAGCTGAGACTTACACAGACTTTACAACTATCCCTGCAATTCAAACTGCCAGCCTGTTACTTTGTGAAGCAATTTGGCAAGCGCGTCAAGCGCCCAGCGGGCAAGGCATGTCAGTAGATGGATTTACTCCATCACCTTTTACAATGTCAAATACTTTACTCGCACGCGTACGTGGGCTTATAGCGCCGTACCTTTCACCCGCGTCACAGATTGGGTAGCCGTGCCTACAGCGATAACTACCCTACGCGCATCCCTAGCGGCAGCCTTAGTAGACAATTCACTTTATTCGGTATTTAGTTTTCCGCCGGCAACTCCTATTGCCAACAGCGTTGTAATAATTCCTGCAGACCCCTATCTTACTTTGAACAATAATCAATACTCATCTATAAGCCCCATGGCTAACTTTTCGATACAAATATTTGTGCCTTTATTAGACAATGAAGGCAACCTAAACGGGATAGAGACAATGCTCGTAGCTGTATTTAATAAGCTCGCTAACTCAACTATCCAAATGAATATTGGCAGTGTAAGCGCACCTAGCGTGTACGCATCTGCCACGGGCGATTTGCTTACGTGCAATTTGTCCGTTTCGACACTGACAGAATGGAGCTAGACATGACTGATAAGTCAAATGCAGAATGGCTTGAGCGTATTGGTCAAGTCCAGCCAGAGACAACAAAGCCAGCTACACCGACAAAGAAAGAAG